CAGGAGGACTCACCGGCGCCGGTGAGGAAGTGCTCGGCGCCGGGGTCGCCGAAAGCTTAGGAGCGGGCAGCCTGTTCGGCTCCGGGGGTATCTTCGGCACCCTCTTCAAGGGAATCGGTGCTCTGTTCGGTTTCGAACGAGGAGGCATCGTGCCCAGCGCGCAGGGCGGATGGGCCGTGCCGAGCCTCGGACCGGGAGGAGTGCTCGCGCAACTGCACAGTAACGAGATGGTGCTGCCGGCGAATATCTCGCAAGGCCTGCAAAATTTGATTGCCGCGCCGAGCGGTGGCAATGGCAGCGGCGGCGCGCCCGTTATCGTCAACTTTGGCGTCTCAGCGATGGATAGTCAGGACGTAGCACGGTTTTTCCGCAGCAATGGCAGTGCCCTGGTCGCGGCGATCAACAACGCGATGCGCAATGGATCAATGCTGCGGACGAGCTGATGGCGGATGTAGGAGTTTTCCCATTGCTGCCGGGCCTCGCCTGGAGCGTAACGAAGACGCCAACTTTTCAGACACGCATCCAGCGAGCGGTATCCGGTCGGGAACTGCGAGCGCTCGACTACCCTTACCCGCTTTGGCAGTTCACGCTGATCTTTGATCTATTGCGCGACAATCCGGCGGCCGGCTACGACGAGCTGCGAACCCTGATGGGGTTCTTCCTGCTGTGCCAAGGCGCTTACGGCACATTCCTCTTTGAAGATCCCAGCGATCACTGGGTCACTGGTCAGCAGATCGGCATCGGCAATGCCAGTACCACCGCTTTCCAACTGCAGCGGACAATGGGTGCGATCCTGCCCGGCGGGGGGTTTCTTGAACCTATCCTAGCTCCTAACGTCGTCACCGCTGTTTACCTCGATGGCATCACGCAAAGCCCCGGCGCCTACAGCGTCGACCCGAACTCCGGATTGGTGACATTTCAGCGGGCGCCGGGCAGCGGACTGATTGTGACTGCCGATTACAGCTATTATTTCCGGTGCCGCTTTATCGACGACAGCTACGCCTTCGAAAATTTCATGTTTCAGCTATGGCAGTTAAAAAAGCTGACCTTCATTTCGGTCAGGCCATGAGCGAAATAAAGCTCATCCCCGAACCTGATCCAGCGATCTCCGTGGATGGCTGGGGCTCCCCGGGTTACAGCCCGGGGGCCGGTCACAATGTTTCGGTGCGGCCGTGAAGTCCGCCTCGCCAACCCTGATCGCGCTGCTCAATAGCGGCCACCAATTCATCATGGCTGACCTTTACACCTTTACGCTGGTAGGAGGCACGACGATCCTGCGCTACTCGGCAGCGCCGACGCCGGTTGTCGCCAATGGATATTTCTTCGCTGCCGGACCGAAATTGGAGCGCTCGAAGACCAAGGTCGTGATCGGCACGCAGGTGGACGAGCTCGACATCAAGATCTACCCTGGGGCGACCGACCTCATCGGCTCGACGCCGTTCCTCGAAGCCGCCTGGCAGGGACAATTCGATGGCGCATTGTTGCAGCTGGAGCGTGCCTTTATGGGCGCTGCTGGAGGTGGATATGGTGATACCAGCGCCGGGACCGTGATTCTCTTCTCCGGGCGAATTTCCGACATCAATTGCAGCCGCACGGGCGTTGACATGAAATGCCGCTCGCACCCCGAACTCCTGAACATCCAAATGCCGCGCCGATTGTGGCAATCGAGCTGCACGCATGTGTTCGGCGATGCGATGTGCCAGTTCAACCGATCTGGTCTCGCCGCCACCTTCTCGGCCGGCACTGGATCGACGACGACCGTCGTCCAGGGGGCACCAACGACAACCACGCCCTATGGCCAGGGAACAATCACCGCCCTCACCGGCGGCAATGCCGGTTCCAGTCGCACGATATCCAGTTTTGTGAGCGGCGGCGCCGTGACCGTCAAGCTTGCCTTTCTGTCGCCGGTCGCCCCCGGCGATCAATTCCAGCTGCTGCCGGGCTGCGATCGCACGCTTGCGACATGCATGAACATCTTCAACAACGCCGTCCATTTTGGAGGTTTTCCTTACATCCCGACCCCGGAGACCGCCGTATGACCCCTCCTCTCATGATGGACCGGCAGCGGCTTGCGGTCGTCGCAGAGGCCCGGGAGTGGTTGGGTACTCCCTATCACCATATGGGCCGGGTCAAAGGTGCCGGCACCGACTGTCTGATGATGCTCGCCGAGGTCTACGAGGCGGCAGGCGTCGTTCCGCACATTGAGGTCCCGTTCTATCCGCCAGACTGGCATCTGCACCGCGATGCCGAGCGATATCTCGATGGGGTTATGCGCTATGCACGCGAGATCCAGGGGCCGCCGCGGCCCGGCGATGTTGCGCTCTTTAAATTCGGCCGCTGCTTCGCCCATGGCGCAATCGTCATCGATTGGCCTCTCCTGATCCATGCCTGGCACAATGCCGGGGTCCTTTATGCCGACGCGACGCAACCGCAACTGGCGGACCGACCGGTGCGATTTTTTGCACCGTTTGCCTGATGGGCGGAATTCTCGGGCACACCTCGAATGCCAAGCAGCGGCGCGCCGTCGGCTCGCTGCAGTTTCAAACCTCTGAGGCGGGCGGGGTCATCCCGCTTATCTATGGCACGACCAAGCTCAGCCCCAACCTGGTCGACTATGGCGATTTCAGGGCGACTCCCAGCAAGCAGGCCGGAGGCAAAGGCAAAGGCGGTGGAGGTGGCAAGGGCGGCGGCCAGCAATACATGTATTCGGCCTCGTTCATCATGGGAATATGTCAGGGGCCGATCGCCGGGTTCGGCATGGCCTGGTGGGACAAAAACATCGGGACCGTTGCCGGGCTGCAGAGCATCTCGAGCATTAATCTCGGCATCGATGGACAGGCGGTCGATCCCTACTGGGCGAGCGCCCATCCGACAAAGGCGATCAGCTATTCCGGCACCGCAAACATCGTCTTTGCCAACTATCAGCTCGGCAACACTGCGACCCTGCCGAATTTCACTTTCGAGGTGATCGGTATCGGGGCCGGCGTATCCGGTGCATCACCGAACGGCTACGATGCCAACCCGGCGCAAATCGTCAGCGATTTCCTGACGAACCCGCGCTACGGAGCGAATTTCCCACTAGCCAATCTCGACCCGGCGATCACCTCGGGTGCGGCGTCTTCCTATGCGAGCTATTGCGCAGCGCTCGGTCTGTTCCTCTCGCCGCTGCTCGACCAGCAGCAGGAGGCACAGCAGTCGATCGCCGACCTTATGCAGGTGACAAACAGCGCGATGGTGTGGTCCGGTGCGCTGCTGAAGATCGTTCCATACGGCGATGATCCGGTCACAAACGCTTTTACTGTGGCAAGCTTTACCGGGGCGCCGGCCCAGGCAGGCGGCGACACGATCAGCCTGACCTTTACGGACCCCGCATTTCACGGCGGTGCGCCCTATACCGTCACCTACACGACGGTGACAAATCTGCAGATGCCGGGCGCGATGGGCGGGCTCGCGCAAGCCGTCAATTCCGATCCCAATCTAGTCAGCTTCGGCATTCTAGCATCCGGGGTCGGCCTCGCCGGAGTGATGATCATTCAGTCGAACCCGGCCGGAACTACGACAATTGGCCAGTCGGCCAGCGGCGGGATCGCCGTGGCCGGAATCGGTGCGACGACGATCAATTCCTTCACGCCGGATACGACGCCGGTCTACACTCTGGGGAGGACGACTACATCGTTCAGGAATCCAGTGTCGGCATAAACGTCGGTGTCACGCCGGGGGGGCCGGCATTGCGCGTTGGGGCGACGCCGATTACCGGCGGCTTCACCGACGATCCGCTGCATATCGTGCGCTCGACCCCAGCCGACGCCGACAACATGATCGAGGTCGAGTGCCTCGATCGACAAAACAATTACAATACTGCGATCGCGGAAGCTTTCGACCAGGGCTCGATCGATCTCTACGGGGTGCGGCGCGATACCAGCACCAAGGCGCGGTTGATCACTGACCCGCTGTATATTGGAGGCATGGTCGCCCAGCTGCTGTTGCAGCGCCAGCTTCTTTACCGTAACTCCTACACGTTTCAGCTTGGCTGGAAATACATCCTGCTGGAGCCGATGGACCTGGTGCAGATCACCGACTCGCGGCTGGGCGCCAACGCTTTGACTGTGCGGATCACCGCAGTCGAGGAAGACGATGAGGGAATGTTATCGATTACTGCCGAGGATTTCTTTGGCCCCTATTCGTCCACCGCACTCTACCCGTCGTCCAATTATTCGGCATCCGCCTCACCCTCGATCCTTGGCGTGGGTGGCGGCACCGTCGCACCCACTGTAAGGCAAGCGGGTGGCGGTGCAGTCGGCGGTTTCGTGCCGAACTGGAGCGCGGCCCCGGGCAATGTCAATCCACCGCTGATCTTCGAGCCGCCGGCAGCCTTACTGTCGGGCGATCTCGAAATCTGGATCGCCTTGTCGGGTGGTCCGAATTGGGG